AGTTTGCGTTCATGGATTCACTACTGTGATTTGCGCCGAGGTAATGGTACCCAGAAAGAACACATGATAATTGCCGACAAGTGTTGGGCTATTATTGGTACACACTTTCCTGATATTGTAGCGGCACTGGAAGAATAATGGAACCGATTTTTCATCTACAAAAAGAGTTCTGGGACTATGCCGACTTGAAAGAGGAAGCAAAAGTTTTAAAAAATGAAGCTCTAGTATTTGAAACATCCAAAGCTATTATCCGTGCAGTACCCATGTCCAGTAGGAGCCCTGCTTTAAAGAAGTTATATGGGGAGTTCTTAAAAACATACCCATATAACTTCGGGGAAATCTCAATGTCCTACATGTACATTAATAAGGGTGAAGTATATCCTTATCATGTTGACAATGTAGCATCTACCGCAGTTAGTAATCTTAAGCCTGTGCAATGCACTATTAATATTTTAGTTTCAGGCGATGAAAATGAAGTAGAATTTGAAGGGTTAGGTAAATACAGGTATAAGGCATGTGTGTTTAACACATCACACATGCATAGAATTACACCGCAGTCTGACCGAACCATTGTAAGGATTTCTTTTAGAGAATCCTCATATGAAGATGTCGTCCGCAAAATAAAAGATACAATAAATACCTAACCAGTGAAAGGAAATACTATGACAAAAAAACAACCCTCCTACAGTGACTTAGAAGCAGAGCACTATCAAAAATTAAAAAACAAAGAACTTGATCCCGACAGGCGGGATTGGGAATATTCACCTGAGGGCACAAAAATCTTTAAACCCGAAGCGGGCAAACCAACCCCAACAGTATACGAGAAAGAATAATGGCAAAACAAGATTATATGGGTATTCAAATTGACCCTTCCCGGGATGAACTATTTGACAAGCTGGGACTTAACCGGTTAAAAGAAAGTTATATGCGAGATGATGAGACATCTCCACAACAAAGGTTTGCGTATGTAAGTAAACAATTTGGATCTAATCCTGAACACGCACAGAGGCTTTATGAATATTCTAGTAAACATTGGTTGTCTTATAGTACCCCTATTCTATCTTATGGTCGCAGTAAGCGCGGCATGCCTATTTCTTGTTTTCTTAACTACATTGAAGATACAGCGGAAGGGCTTGTCCAAAACTATTCTGAGACCTCTTGGCTCTCTATGCTTGGGGGTGGTGTTGGTATTGGGTTTGGGATTCGTGCGGCAGACGATAAGTCAACAGGAGTTATGCCCCATCTTAAAACCTACGATGCAAGTTCCTTGGCTTATCGACAAGGCCGCACTAGACGAGGAAGTTATGCCGCTTACCTAGATATTTCACATCCCGACATCGGAATGTTCCTCGAGATGCGTAAACCTACTGGTGACCCAAACATGCGCTGTCTCAATCTCCATCACGGTATCAATATCAGTGATCGCTTTATGGAAATTGTTGAACGCTGTATGACTGATCCTAACGCCGACGATGGTTGGAATTTGTGTGACCCCCACACTGGTGAAGTAAGAGATACTGTATCAGCGAAGGCACTGTGGCAAAAGATTCTAGAGTTGCGTATGGAGACCGGTGAACCATACATTCATTATATTGACACAAGCAATCGTTTGATGCCTGAGTTTCAGAAAGAACTTGGGTTGAAAATCCATCAGTCAAATCTTTGCTCTGAAATTATCCTACCTACAAACGAACAAAGAACCGCTGTATGCTGTTTGTCATCTGTTAACTTAGAATACTATGATGCTTGGTCGAAGGATCCTATGTTCCTCAAAGACATGGCAGAGATGTTAGACAATGTGTTACAGTTCTTTATTGACAATGCTCCAGACGCTGTAGCAAGAGCTAAGTTTTCTGCTACACAAGAAAGGAGTATTGGTATCGGAGCATTGGGATTCCATGCCTATCTACAGAAAAAGAATCTTGCATGGGAAGGCGCTATTGCTAAAGGCGCTAACATGAGAATGTTTAAGTTAATTAGGAGCAAATTGGATGAAGCAAATATTGAACTTGGTAAAGAGCGAGGCGAGGCTCCTGATGCAAAGGGCACAGGCAGAAGATTTAGTCATGTTATGGCTATCGCTCCCAATGCTAGTAGTAGTATTATTATGGGAAACACTTCGCCGTCCATTGAACCATATCGTGCAAACGCATATCGTCAGGACACACTTAGCGGTGCGTATCTCAACAAAAATAAGCATTTGGATAATCTCATTAAGAGTAAAATTGAAGAAAATCCAAAGATTGATTATGATGAAACTTGGTCTTCAATAATTGCAAATGATGGGTCAGTACAACATCTAAAATTCTTGGATGAATATGAGAAAGATGTATATAAAACATCAATGGAAATTGACCAGCGGTGGGTAATTGAACATGCGGCTGATAGACAGGTATTTATCGACCAAGCACAATCGCTGAACTTGTTCTTCCGCCCTGATACAAACATTAAGTATCTACATGCCGTACATTACCTAGCATGGAAACAGGGATTGAAAACTTTATATTATTGCCGTTCAGAAAAACTCGGTAAAGCAGACAAAGTGTCTAACCGAATTGAGCGACAAATTATTAAAGAAATTGATATGAGTAGTTTGGTAAATGATGAAGAATGCCTGGCCTGCGAAGGCTAAAGAAATAGCAAATAATATCCCCAGAGACAAACGAATTGCAGTAGTTGTCTCTGGGGGTTGGGATAGTGCCGTGTTATGGCACATTGTTTATAATGAGTGTCTTGAGCGCAGACAAAGTTGTCGCCCATATACTGTACCTAAATTAGATGGGGCTGTACATTGGGCTAATCAAGTATTAACACTATCAGGTTATACCGACACAACAAATGTTATAGGTAGTGTTGATGCTGAAGATCCCTCTAAATATGTTGCAAGCGGCATCATTGATATCTTTGAAAAGGGATTAGCTGATATTGTTTATGTGGGAGTAACGAAATATTATGAAGGTATGGAACCCGACCACGATAGACAACATGCAAGTCAATACAATGCCGAGGATAAATGCCTACAACCTTTTTCTAATATGACAAAGGATGAGACTGTACAGTTAGGTTTTGATTTGGGTATTGCACAGGGACTGATGCATACCACGCATAGTTGCACAGAACAGGATGTTGGTAGGTGCCAATATTGCCAGTGGTGTAAGGAGCGAGAATGGGCATTCAATGCCATTGGTAAAATAGATGAAGGAAGAAACTAATGAAATTTAAAATTTACTCTAGAGATGATTGTAAGTTCTGCAAAGATGCTAAGGACTTTTTAACTGGTATGGACTATGAGTTTGAGGAGGAAGAACAACCTACAGGAACGGTGCCTCAAATTTATTTAGGTGAGGAACATATCGGCGGTTATAATGAACTAGTTAAATGGGTGGCTGCACAATAATGTTAATTTCCTTTGACGATATAACCCTTAGTGACCGCTTATTAACTAAAGTGCCTGATTGGTATCTTTACACATTGGATATTGAAACTGACAAAGGGCATTATCAGATAAATTGGGAAAGTGTAGATAAGTTAGCATTTTACACAACATTTCAAATAGGTTTAGGAAACCATGGACCTGTTTCACTGCAAAATTTTTATAACTTACATAATCAAATGCGACAAGAGGAATGGAATAGAAATCATTCCTTGGGAACATATAATGACTTGCCTCGAGACGCAAACATTCTTGATATTGGGTGTGGTGTAGGTATTAACAGTTTGATCTTACATAACTACTTACCTGAGAGTAAATTAAATCTTTTGGATAAGAACGCTGGGTGGGAAGAAGTTAAGGATCAGCCTAGAGATTTTTTAAATGGTTACAATGAGGAATATGTTTTTTACAATGACACCAGCTTAACTGAGGAAGCAATTAGACTTAGTAATATGGACTCTGACCGTTTTAGATTTATGACCCCCGACAGTGAGTGGGAACAATATGATTTAATTCAGTCTACTTGGTCATATGCATGGCATTATCCTCTTGACATTTACTATGAAAAAGTGTTACAATGCTTAAAACCAGGCGGTAAACTATTGTTAGATATTTGGAGAGTTGAAGATGCAGAGCGTATTAGTAAGGATTTAAATTGTGAACCCGAACTAAGTGATTTTCCTATAGAACAAATGGTTTGTGGGCACTCTAAACGCTTTTTATGGACTAGGAAATAAATTATGAAAATTTTGATAACCGGCTCATCTGGATTCATTGGATCTCATCTTGTTCCAATGCTTAAAAAAGAGCACCAAATATACCACCTGGACAATGACTTACGAGACCACTTAAAGGTTCGTGAGGAAGTTAGTTATATTAACCCAGATATTATTGTACACTTGGCCGCACGAACAGAGGTCGAACAGAGTTTTTATGAGCAAGTAACCTTTAGTGACATTAATTATACTGGCACAGTAAATTTAATTGAGGCTGCCAGAAATTGTAAGAATCTCAAAAACTTTGTTTTTGCTAGTACAATGGAAGTATACGGCTGGCAACCAATTAGTGATGAAATAAAAATTAATGGTAAGCCAGAGAAGCATGTTGCATTTGATGAAAACACACAGCCTAATCCTAACGCACCTTATGCGGTTGCAAAATATGGGTGCGAGAAATATCTACAGTATGCACATAGATCTTATGGTATGCCTTTCACTGCTATTCGACAAACAAACTGTTATGGTAGAAAAGACAATGACTTTTTTGTTACGGAGCAAATCATAACACAGATGTTGCATAGTATAAATAGCGGGTCGAATGAACCTCAAATTAATTTGGGTTACGGCGAACCGTACAGAAACTTTATATATATTGATGACATGTTAGAAGCATGGCACGCCGTAATTTCTAACCCAGAAAAATGTAATGATGGTAAAATATTTACCATTGGTCCTGACCAACCTATTAAAATTTCCGACTATGTTGATATGATAGCGGAAAAACTAGATTGGCACGGTACTGTTAATTGGGATACAAAGCCACATAGACCAGGTGAAATATACTGGTTGAACAGTAATCATAATTTGATTACAGAGACTTTAGGGTGGCAACCAAGTACAACCTTATCTGATGGGTTGGACAAAACAATAGCAATATGGAAAGACTTACTATAATGGCAAGAAAAAATTTATATCTTTTTCAACCACAATACACCATGAACTTTCAGGGTACTACACAGAACTGGCTACCCTATTCAGCAGGTTGTTTGTGGGCATATGCTAATGAAAAGTCTGACATTGTTAAGGAGCATTGGAATCTCGATGGGCTTTATTTTGCAAGAGATAAAATTGATGAAGTTCTTGAAAAAATGGAAGAGCCTGTACTTGCAGGGTTTAGTACATATGTATGGAATGAACAATACAATCTGCACATGGCATACGCAATTAAGGAACGCTGGCCTAATTGTATCATAGCATTTGGCGGCCCACAGGTTAATGAAAGCGACCTTGATACATATCCTTGGATTGACTTGGTCATGTTAAGTGAGGGCGAAAAACAATTTACAATGTTGTTGGAAGATATACACAACAACAAACCTCTAAAAACTATATACACTGGACAACGAATTACTGATCTATCAGAACTCCCTAGCCCGTTTACTACCGGGGTGTTTGATAAACTGATTGCAGACAACCCTGATATTATTTGGCAAACACCATTTGAAACATCCCGTGGTTGTCCTTTCTCCTGCACCTTTTGTGATTGGGGAAGTTTAACATACTCGAAAGTTAAACAATATGAGTTTGAAAGGTTAGAAGAAGAAATTATTTGGATGAGTAAGAATCCTATTGCCTATGTTTTTATGGCAGATGCAAACTTTGGCATTTTCAAAAAACGGGATGTGGACCTTGCTAAGATGTTTCACAAACATTTAGATAATAGTCGCATGGATAAAATTAATATCCAATATGCTAAGAACAGTAATGACCATGTTATTGAAATTGGTAAGGCTCTTGGTAGATTGGGTAAAGGCATCACCCTTAGTCAACAAAGTATGAGCCCCACTGTACTAGAAGAAATTAAGCGAACTAACATGGACATTAATAAACTTAATGAAATGTTAGATAAAACTGAAGAGGCTGATTTGGATGCATACAGTGAAATGATTATCGGCTTACCCGGTGAGACACTAGAGTCCTGGAAAAAAGGTATGGGTGAGATACTTGAAGCCGGTCAACATAATTGCGTTGAGGTTTGGTATGCACAAACTCTTAAGAACAGTGACATGTCTACAATTGAATCAAGAGAGAAGTACGGTATTAAAACTGTACTAGTTAAGGACTATATCTTCCTTTATAATGACCCAGATGATATTCCTGAATATGTAGAAGTTGTTAGTGGTACAAAGGATATGCCTACTGAGGATATGATTGAAGCATATATGTATTCTTGGATGGTTGTTCGTTTTCATGTATATGGATATACATATGCTCTTGCACGATATGCAAGACAAAAAGGCATTTCTTATAATGACTTTTATGAAAAAATGTTCTCTCTAATTCCATCTACTAATCATATTGATGACCACTTTAATACTATTAAAAGAAGTGTAAGTAAATATCTTACAGAAGACCAAGTGGGTGAAGATGCAGGTAAGGGATGGTTCCAACTCCGCAAAAATATTCCTGACCACAGGCAAAAACCTGCAAGCGGTGAAGCTGTAGCTGATGGTCGATTGCTTATTGCAAACGAGAAGGGTGGAGACTGGTCTCAACTTATTGCAACCGATAAAACATCCCCCCTAGAGTTGACCCCAAACGGAAAAGAGGAAGAGGAAAGACCCATCTTCTCTATGAACTTCTATGAAAAATCTAAAGGTAACAGTAATATGGAGAATGTCACTACTGCCGATAGATATGAAAAGGAAGAAGAACCTAAAGCAATGTTCTCAGGTAAAAATAACCTGATGACAACAGGTACTCCTAAAGAAACAATGCAAGAAGCAAGAGTAAAGGTAAGTACCTGTGATGAAGAAACAAAAAATGATTCTGCACATGCTTGGTTGTATCAGAAAGAGACAGACTTTGTAGATCATAAATTAGAAATTTATGATATTGCTTGGCAAACCTTAAAACACTTCCTACCAGATACTGATGAGAGTATTTTGGATTGTCAAAAGGCATACATGTTTGATCCTAGTCATGTATATCCATTTACACTACGCACTAAAATGGATTGGAATACATTTGAAGAAACTGAGGAATATAAGTACTATACTGTTACCAGCAATATGACCGAAGCTGGCGGCACATATGACAATAGACGGAACCGTCACCCTGCTAAAAATACGCTAACCCTAATAGAGAACGAGGATACCCATGTCGAAGAAACAAAACTTGCAAGAGCCTAGAGAATATTTTAAACCTTTTAATTATCCTTGGGCTTATGATGCTTGGTTAAAACATGAGCAGTCTCACTGGCTACACACCGAAGTCCCTATGGCAGAGGATGTAAAGGACTGGAAAAACAAACTAACTAAAGCCGAACAAGCCTTTCTAACTAATATCTTTCGTTTCTTTACACAGGGTGATATTGATGTTGCGGGTGGTTATGTGACAAATTACCTGCCTCACTTCCCACAGCCTGAGGTTCGCATGATGCTTGCAGGGTTTGCGGCAAGAGAAGCATTACATGTTGCGGCTTATTCGCACCTCATAGAGACCTTAGGAATGCCAGAGAGCACCTACAATGAGTTTCTTGAGTATGAGGCTATGAAGGACAAGCATGAATACTTTATGGAACTGTCTAACATGGATGCAGACAAGAAAACAGTAGCAACAAACATTGCCGCTTTTTCTGCATTTACTGAAGGCATGCAGTTATTCTCCTCGTTTATTATGTTGCTGAACTTCCCTCGACACGGCAAAATGAAAGGCATGGGTCAGATTGTTACTTGGTCAATTGTTGATGAGACAATGCACGCCGAGTCAATGATTAAACTGTTCCGTACCTATGTTGAGGAAAACCTAGAGATTTGGAACGATGACCTCAAAGGTAAGATCTATTCTATTGCTGAGAAGATGGTAGAGCTTGAGGATAAATTTATTGACCTGGCATTTGCCATGGGTCCAATGGAAAATCTTTCATCCGAAGATGTTAAGAAATATATCAGATATATCTGTGACCGCAGACTCATTAGTCTTGGTCTTAAAGGTATTTTTAAAATTAAAAAGAATCCTCTACTGTGGGTTGAGGAAATGATTAACGCACCAACACATACAAACTTCTTTGAAAACCGAGCAACAGACTATGCCCGAGGCGCATTGTCAGGTGATTGGGGAGATGTATGGGGTTCTGCGGCGTAGGAGAATTTAATGCCTAAAGCCAATAAATGGTTAGAATGCATTTCGTGTGAGGCGATGTTTACTGTAAAGCATAGTATGGATATAGAATTCTATACTGTAGAGCATTGCCCTTTCTGCGGAGATGAGCTTGATATTGAAGTTGGGTTGGATTATGACGAAGAAGAAGAGGATTACGAATGAGCCAATGGCATGGCGGGAAGGGCAGTAAGCCTAGAAAAGTTACAGACCAGGATCAGTTTGATTCCAATTGGGATTTAATTTTTGGCAAAAAGGATCAAAAAGTCAAACAGGCAATGGTGACAGATCTCAATTGGGACGGTGAAGAAGAGGAAGAGCCTAAAACAGATGACGGCTAAATATTGTATAGCCCCCTTTGCAATGTATGAAATGCATGTTGATGGGGGGGATAGTGTTTGCTGTCCCTCTCATAACAATCACCCTGAACTCCAAGGCAATACTATTCTTGAGAAGTTTAATAGTTCTCAAGCAAAGGTTATCCGCGAGTCGGTATTAGATGGTTCATATAGGTATTGCAAAGATAGTTGCCCCTTCCTATATTCCCACCGTCAGGGTGCTGAAAACTTACTGTTTAGAGATGTTGAACCATATAAGGACAATACAGCACCTTTGCATGTAGTGTCTGCTGAAGATAGAACTTGTAATTTGGCATGCCCCACATGCCGTAAGGATTTCATTCTAGATGATGAGTCTGGTAGAGACATAGAAAGGGAATTATCAGAAATATCTGAAAGTGTTACCACCTTTGTAACTTCTGGCTCAGGTGACCCACTTTATAACAAACGCACATTCAAACTATTACAGAGCCTAACGCCTGAAAACTATCCTGCTTTAAAAAAGGTAGAGTTGTACACTAATGGTATGCTTCTTAGTAAAGAAAATCTAGAGAAACTTAGTAATTTAAAAAACTATACCTTTCAGATAACACTATCAGTTGATGCCGCATGTAAAGAGACTTATGAGGAAATTCGTAGGGGTGGTAGTTGGCAGGTTCTAATGAGAAATATTGAGAACTTAAACAACGAGACAGGTATTGATAATATTAAACTTGCCTATGTTGTACAGAGAAAAAACTGTAATGAGATACTAGACTTCTTCAATCTAATGGAAGAAAAATTAAGCAATCATAAAACTTCCTACTGGTTCTTTGATGTTGAGAACTGGTGGATGGATGATAAGCAATTCGCTCAATATACCATACCCGAAACATATGATGTAGAACATACAAGAGCCGTACTGTCTGAACATATCCTATCTGGAAAGGTCATTATAAACACGCATAAATAATATATCTAGAGGATATATTATGCCGGCGAAGAAAAAGCGAAAGCCTAAAGAAAAGCAAATTCACAGAGTTTACTGCACATACTTCCCGGACGGGACCTATTATATAGGCTACAGTGGTAAAACTCAAAAGCTCTATGAAAAGTATTATGGCTCATCCAAATATGTACTACAATATGACGGTGAACTAACAAAAGATACCATTGCTGAATTTGAGAAAAAATCCCATGCTAAGATGCAGGAGTTTTTGTTGCAATGGCAACAGCGGCACGATCCTAAATGTCTCAATTCAATGTTGAACATTCGTCTAAATAAAGAACCACTTGCAGACTTTGAACCTATAGAATGGAAGCCAAAATGACCTGGAAAGATATACCCGGTTACATTATGTACACCGACTATCTGTTAATGCAAGAAGTTGCATCACAGTTTGATGGTAGTTTTACAGTACTGGAGATAGGCAGTCTATATGGTAAAAGCTCTGTAGCATGGGCTAGTCTCGGTGGTGTTGTGCATTGTTTAGACTCATGGGCTGAGGACGCACATACAGATAATACGGATTGTAATATCGTTTATAATAAGTTCTTAGAAAATACTAAGGATTATAACATTACACATAGTAAGATTCCTCATGTACACCCCATGACAGGAGAAATTTTTTCTAATATAGGTGATTATGATGTAGTATTCTATGACGCCTGCCATTCTCAAACATCAACATATAATATGATACAATATTGGAAACATAAAACAAAGTTTCTTGTGCTTGATGACATAGTTATGCGGGATGTTGCTGATGCTATAACAGATAGTGGAATTAAGTTAAACACTAGAAGAGGCTCAAAGATGGGATACACAAAATGTTCTTCATAATATTACTATTATTTTCAGCACTTGCTGTATCAGCAGTCGCAGGCTATTTTTCGATTGTCGGTCTCATGTCAATCTTTCCTGCCGCCGCTATGTCTATCCTAGCAATGGGTGTTGTGTTAGAAATTGCTAAACTTGTTACAGCATCTTGGGTCTATCGTTATTGGGACAAAGCCGCATTGGTGATGAAGTCTTACTTTACAGTAGCAGTAATTGTCCTTTCACTTATTACATCTATGGGTATCTTTGGCTTTTTATCCAAAGCACATTTAGAACACACAATATCAGTAGGGGGTGATAATGAATTACAAATTCAAAACTTGGAAAGACAAATTGCTAACGAGCGAAGAATTATCGCCGATGGAGAAAAGGTTCTACAACAGTTGGATGGCGCAGTACAAACACTCATTGACTATGATAGAATCAGAGGACCCGAAGGTTCTATTGCAGTTAGAGAAAGCCAAAGAGAAGAGCGAGCCGCAACAAATCTTTCAATACAAAGAGCATCTGAATCCATTGAGGAAATACAGGCAGCACTTAGCCCGCTCCAAAGCGCCGCCCTTGAGATAGAATTAGAAGTTGGTCCTATCAAGTATATTGCTGAGATGATATATGACCAAACAGATAAGAATACTATTGACAAAGCCGTTAGATTCATTATAATAATGCTTATATTTGTTTTCGACCCACTTGCTATTTTGCTGGTGATTGCGGCAAATATGAGTTTGCGAGAGTATAGAGGTGAGATGATTACCTTTACCTCTTTGGATGAGACTGCCACAGAAACCGCAGAAGAAGTTTTCACCGCGAAACCTGAGGCAGAGTTATCTGACACAGAAATCGCACAGTTTTCTAGGTTAGATAGAACTTTGAGAACAAAACTAAATTGGCTAATTGATAAGAAACGAAATGAAAATAAATCCTAAAACATCTATAACACCTGAGTTTGGCGTATATGGAATATCACCGTTAGCACAGTCGCTATACCACAGTGGAATTCAGTTAGATACTGATAAAACAATTTTACATAGTGGGCATTGGCGTAAATCTGAGGATGAGGATTTCTTTATAAATTTTAACAGTGACGATTTAAAGTTACTGCAAGACAGGAAGGCAATACTGTTTTTAGACTTTACAACGGAAACGGAGAATCAAAGACCAGGTGGGTTTTTTGCACATCTGAATACCCTATTCAACCGATATAATATTGTTCCTTCTGATGTTATAGTGTTTACGGGCAATGGCTACTTACCTGAGAAGTATGAGGAATACAAAAAGACTTTACCAGAACACGCTAGTAACTTTCACTTGTTTTACTACTATGTGACACCCCAGTTTTTAACTAATCAGGGGGATCTTGTTGGTTGTGCAAATCCAGAAGTAATACCCTTAGATTATCCTCCATTAGATAAAATATTTGATTGGTGGCATAGTCCTTATGAAGAACAGTTAGCATATAAAACGGCAAATAAGCACTACATAAAAACTCTCTCTTGTTTTATAGGTAGGAGGGGTGTTCAGTGGCGAGATGAGGTATACAAAAAACTCATAGAGGAAGATTTATGGGTAAATAATTTGTGTTCATATGCCAAAGAAAAACAGTATTTACCTGAGGATATGGAAATTTTTATAGATCGCAGTCTCTCTGATAAAGAGAAGGCTCGCAAGATGCATATAAACCCAAAAATATTAAGTAATGCTTGGATGCATGTACCAGTGGAAACATCTTTTGATTCAGATAACTTCTTAGCCACCCACGAAAAAGTATCTAAAGCTACTAGCTACTGTCTACCATTCGTTGCCGTGGGTAGCAAAGGCCAGTTAGATTTATATCGCGATATTGGCTATAAAACATTTGACAATCACTTCGATGAATCGTATAATAAGCTATCTAATGATGACAGACTAAATGCTATTGTTAAGTTGTTAAAACAAATAGATGCAATACCTGACAAGTTAGCCTGGTATGAATCTATGCGAGATGTTTTAGAACATAATTATGATGTAGCACTAAGCCTCTATTCTAATGATATTAAAGAAAATTTATATTTTAATAACTTTTTAACTAAACTAAACCAATGTGTAAGGACTATAGTATGACTTTAAATAGAAATGAAATGATTGAATTCCTACAAAAAGGTGAAGTGACGATTGAGTTTACAAAGCTCGACGGCTCTGACCGTGTAATGAAAGCTACACTGCAAGAAGGTGTAGTACCTGAAACTACTGGCACAAGTAAAGCCAAAGATACGAACCTAGTTGTGTTCGATACTGAAAAGCAAGGTTGGAGAACGGTCGTCTTGGACCGAATCACTAAATTTAGTGCTTGACATTGAAGGCTCTTTGTAGTACTATATAAGTATTATTAAAGGAGTCCTATATATGGCACGAAGAAAAGTAACCAACGAAGAAGTTCCTCAGAAAAAAGTCCGCAAGCGCCGCAAGCCGATGACTGAGGAACAACGAGCGGCGGCTGCCGAAAGACTGGCTGTAGCTAGAGCAAAACGGCAAGCCGCCAATCCCCCTACATACGCTAACATCCATCCCGATGTGGTTGCATTAGATGATGACCACTATCTCTCACTGAAAAAAGTCCGTGAATGGATTAAACACAATAAGGAAGTTGCAACCGCATATGCAAAAGATGATAGAGCAGGTGTTAAAGGTGCACTTGCTAAGTCTAAGTATGCCGCTGGCTATGTCGCTAACATGGAAGCATATCTTCGCAATGGTGACTGGCAGGATAACTTCTATGGAGAGAACCGAGAGCATAAGATGACTTGGCGATGTGTTGCTATGGCATATAATGATGATGGCACACCTAAGCGTACACAGGGTGTATACTATTCTGACCTGGGATATGTCTACGGACAAGAACCTAAAGAGCCTGTAGAAGAAGGCTTAGAGGGGTTGTTCCAATGATAGTAGTGGATTTTAACCAAACTGCAATTAGCACATTTATGGCAGAGGTGCGAGGACGCACTGATGTAGAGGTCAATGTACCTTTGCTTCGTCATATGATTATCAACGCAATTAGAAGCTACAAGGTAAAGTTTGGACCTGAGTATGGGCAAGTTGTTATTGCATGTGACAACAGACATTATTGGCGCAGGGAAGTATTTCCTCACTACAAGGCTAGTCGTAAGAAAACTCGCGATGACAGTGGCTTTGATTGGAACACAATCTTTGAAGCACTCAATGCAATTCGTAATGAGATAGATGAGTACTTTCCCTATCCTATTATAGATTGTCATGGGGCTGAGGCTGACGATGTAATTGGGACGCTTGCAGAGTATTCTCAGAGTGTACTAAAGCCCGGTGCATTGTTTGAGGAGACTGAACCGTTCCTTGTAGTATCAGGTGACCATGACTTTAATCAGTTGTTTAAGTTTCCTAATGTGAAACAATACTCACCTGTTAAAAAGAAATTCATTAAGATTGATTGTACCCCACAGGAAATTTTGATGGAGCATATTATCACAGGTGACAAGGGTGACGGTGTACCTAACATGTTAAGTGATGGTGATACTTTTGTATCAGGCAAGCGGCAGAAGCCTATTCGTAAGGCTTTGATTGCAGAGTGGCGGTCACAATCACCTGAGGAGTTTGTCACAGGTGAGATGGCGGCAGGTTATGTACGAAACAAACAGTTAGTTGATTTATCAATGACACCCCAGGATATCAAGGATGATATTATTAAATCTTATGAGAGTCAACAGGGTAAGGATAAAAGCCAGTTGCTCAATTACTTTATGAAATTCCGTATGAAGAATATGATTGATGTCTTAGGAGACTTTTAATGGCAGTTCAAACTATTGAGGTAACAAACTATATTGAGAATGATGATGGTAGTGCCACAGTTGTTTTTGATATGGATGAGGATACAGTAAACTCATTTATCCGTGAAGGTATGCGAGTTGCACTAGGTGATTTAAGTAAGGATTATGTGCTCGTCTCATCTGATGAATGGGATGAGTGGGCTAAGATTGCAAACATACCTGAGCCTAGAACATATGAATTGTCCTCGGAAGAAGCCCAAGGCTTCTTCCAAATAGGCACACTTGCCGCAATTAAAAAAGGCATATCGGAAACACTGGGCGATGAGTAAACTATTATATAATGCTATGCGAACACCTGATGGTACTATTATTGAGAGTCGCCATCGCCATGATTATGTAACACACCTTGATGCAAATGGCAAGGAATATATGGTTGACGGCGGCTTAGACTATGTTCGGTGTTCTGTACATGATGACCAAGTAGATCTTTGTGTGTATGATGACGACAGCCATTCTCTTATACGCAAAACACTTGCTTGGGGTACATATGGCAAGAACGGTGATCTACCGTTGACATATATATTACTGAAGGATATGGAAACTGACCATATTCAGGCATGTTTGGATAATGTACAAGCAATGTATCCTCAAGTTAGAAATGCAATGCAGAATGAATTGGAGTTTAGGAATGAAGTTTAGACAAGCAAATGAAGGCTTTGATTGGGTCTTTAAAGCCGAGGGTGTTGAAGAACAAGTTAAACGCTTGAAGCAATGGGCGGCAACAAATCAAACAGTTGTACCTGTTGTACGAATTGGTGTAGGCGCAGAGAAACCTGACTGGAATCTGCCTGAAGGTACACCTGATACTTTAAAGTTGGATAAGGATATGCCTGATGGTATGGGCGACACCACTATCCAAATGGAGTGGCGCCGCATTAGTGCATTTATTACTCCTGGTGGTAACATGCAGAAGCTCGTTGATTGGAAGCGAGAAATGAACTGGTTACAGATCCTTGAAGGGCTACACTGGAAAGAATCTCAGGTGTTGACTGCTATTAAGGATGGTAAGTTGTTAGAGATGTACCCACAGTTAGAGGCATTACTCGCACCTATAGGTATTACTGAATATAATGTACCAGTGAAAGCTAAAAAGCCTAGGAAGAAAACTACAAAGAAAGTTGCCAAAGCAAAGGCGTAAGGGAAGACATGAGAAAGCAAATTATAGATGCATTAGTCTCACAATACGAGGCGCAGATCAAACGACATAAAGTCAACATCGAAAACTATTTACAAAATACAGTAGGTGTTGCAGAACATCCTGATATTGTAGATACAATTGATTTAGAGCTTGCAAAACTTGCAGAGGCATCTGATAAATTAGAAACACTTAGAGAAATGTTTTAAGTGTGGGCAAAATTTAGACTGCCGCCAATTAATCTTTGGGTAATGCCTCGCTGGGACGATAGGGATCGTAAGTCCTACCCCATTGCCAACCCTCAGCCAACTCATGATCTAAAGCGACAAGATGCCGCTTACCAGAGGGCTCAACGCACCAGCGGCGCTTAGGTCTTTCATAGGCAGCGGCACGAATTTTAGCTATGGCATCGGGAGAATGTTTACGCCCATACATAGGATTGAATTCACCCTGCCTAGTACCTTTCATAGTTTTAGATACTTTTTCACGGAACTCCTCGGAGCGACCATTTTTTACAGCAGGATGATTTTCACCTAACTTGGCTTGGCGTATTCTTTCACGCCCTTCAGGTGTGTGCCAAGTTGTGCGGTCACGGCAACGATCCACAATAGGTATGTTCTGTTTGTTTTGTGTGATGCAGTAATTACGCACTGATTCCACATTAGAGTTTTTAATTAACATCTCCCGTGGCTTAGGGACATCCTGGATTGTATTTTCATCTACAATCCAGAACTCCTTAGGCGTTTTAAATAGGAAGAATCTACTTGCTCTTGCCATCAATAAACTTCTTACGATATTCAGCAATACCGTCTAGGAAAGGTCGTGTGTTTTTACCTGCCAATGCGGCAAGGTGTTTGTCGTATGCAGTCTCGAGAACGGGTTTGGTGCGGCGCACTAGTTTTGTTGTAGCCTTTGCTACATTGCGTCTCTCACCTTTAGATGTGTAATGATTCCCTGAGGATCTTTTACCTTTTGCCATAATATACTCCATAAATAAATAGCATTAACTAGGTATTTATATGAAAAAAGAACAGTGTTTTATTCCAGTACCACATCTCATTACACCTGAGATGCAACGGGAGTATTACGAGTCCTTTACCACTACACCGAGAACAGGTGATATGCATTTTGTAAATTGTTTAGTGCATGATGCAAGGCATCTACCTCATCCAAATCAGATAGCACAATTATGTGAAGCCATCTATTTCGCAGTGACTTCTCCCACGGGAGTGAAATCTCACATTGACCAGCAATATAACAACAATATAAGGAAGGCAGTTTTAATCGTACCACTGTATCCCTATGAAAACTCCTTTAAGGAATATAAACCCACAACATTCTACCCTGACTCCGGTTCAGTCACCGCTCCTATTGGCGCACCTATTTTAATGGATACTACAGTTAGGCATGGGGTTGAAGATAACCCCAATATTGACCAAAGAGTTGCCCTCCAGTTCTCATTTGACCACAAATACACCTATTCTGACATAAAAAATCTCCTATCTTTGTAAAATAATTTGTAAGTGCTTGATTTGATTGGTAATAAGATTTACCAAAGTGCTTGACATTGGACCCAAAAGAGTCCATAATGTATATGTAAAGTGAAGAAACGGAGAGAGTTATGAAGCTAGTTATCCACACCCAGTTCCGCGAAAACTACGGTGCCCATGATTGGGACGGCAAGGGTCTATGCCCTCAGTACTGGAAGAACAAAGGTGGTGACACCTATGTTATCGAGTGTACTCTCGAACAGGCTCAGGACGCTGGCTTCTATGCCGCTGTGGGTCGTTGCATTGCACACCGCTCTGATTACTCTGAGGAGTTTATCCTTGGCGAGTCGTTGGTCGATGACATCGACTTCGACCCTGCTACTGTGGTTGAGGAGTGGGACACTGCCATTTATGCTTGGTACGAGGACGGTGTTCTTGCTTGTCTTAAAGATCAGAAGTCCTACGATATATCCAATCGTGTTATTGGTTTCCGTACTTGGTTGCAGGATCCTGATGGCAAGCGTGAAATTCGTTATGTCCAAACGGAGGAGGTAGCGTAATGAAGTTTCTCAAGGAGACCACTAAGTGGGATGGTAAGACTCCAAACCACACTTATGCTTTCGAGAACGGACAGTGTGTTGGATACATCAAGGCAGGTACTACAGAGTTATTGATGTTTGGTAAGCCTTCCAAGCAGTTTAGCAAGTCCCGTAGAACATTTGTTGAGGTTAAATAAGTGCTTGACATTTGTTTTAAAAGGCGGTATAATAAGGTATAGTTAGAGAAAAGAGAGATATATTATGTGTGGAGCTTATACAGGTGAACATGAAATCAAGATGTTCCAAGCCGAAATTGAATTACATTATGATGACAATAGCCAAGGTGCTAAGGTCATTTATGCCCACAGCCTAGAGCAGGTTATGGATGATGCAACCGAGTTTGTTAAAACTATTATTGCCGCCCAAGATATTATGGGTGACAAGCGTGTGATTAAGCATCGTGTGATAGGAGGCGAGTGTGGCGTACAATTTTAAAAGTAAAAAAGAGCTGGTTCAGATTAACCCAGGTTTGTATGAGTACATGCTGACGGTTGTAGGTGGTAAGGCTTTAATGGCAGAGACTCGCATTGAGGAGATTAACAGCTTCCTCACTGGTCTTGATGCATTTTGTGATACTCTAGAGGAAGAAGCATATGACTAAGGTTGAGCGTTTGGTTGCAGAGTTTATTTACGAGGACTTTCCTGATTGGGAAGGGTTGTGCCTGTCTCTGGTTGACGAGGGCCTGACAGATAGCCAGGTTTTTGATGTTTGCTATGATGTTCGACAGGGTGGTACGGGATATTTAGGAAAAGATTTTGAATTGTCTTATTAATCAAGCACTTAGGGGTGCAATCTTTTCTTGACATTTGTGCCAAAAGAGTGCATAATGTGTATATAAAGTGAAGAAACAGGAGTTTAGATCATGGCTTATATTAGTACAAAAGAAGTTAAAGCAATCCGCGAAGAGCTTAAGGTAGCTTTCCCTAAATACAAGTTCTCAGTCCGCAAGAGCAGTGGTAGTCTCTCAGTAGAGGTTTCGCTTATGAAGGGTCCTAAGGGTCTTCTAGAGACTGTTGGAGAGACATATAGCGGTGCTGGTTACCAGCAGATCAACCACTATCACACTCACAATTATGGTGAATATAAAGGCCTGTTTGATAGGATTGTTGAGGTCATAAAGACTGCTCCTGCTAAGGCAGAAGGTGGTAGCGCATGGTACGATAACAGCGATGCGATGACCGATTACTTCGACACTGCATTCTACATGAGCGTGAATGTTGGACAGTATGGAAAAGGATATCAGAGCGTATGATGAAAGAAAAAATAATCCTAACAGACATTGATGGAGTCGTCCTCGATTGGGAGGAGGGCTTCAGCGTTTGGATGCAACATCATGGGCATGATACTGTTGAGGGCTTCAAAGAGTTTTATGACATCAACAAGCGATATGGTGTTAAGAAGGAAGTAAGTAAGAAGCTGGTAGAACAATTTAACAGCTCTGCGGCGATAGGCTTCCTACCCCCATTGCGAGATGCTCAGTACTATATGAAGTTACTCCATGAGAAACACAAATATAAATTTATCGCAGTAACTAGTCTAAGCGATGACCCGTTTGCACAAAAGCTAAGAGAACGGAACCTAGCTAAACTGTTTGGTGATAACACTTTCGAGGAAGTTATTTGTTTGTCATGCGGCGCTGACAAGGACGAGATTCTAATAGAGCTTATGGAAAACTACGAAGGCTGTTATTGGATTGAGGACAAGGTAGAGAATGCTCTTATTGGTTCGAGCGTAGGGTTCGACACCTTACTGATGGAGCATAAATACAACATGCACGAGAAGGGTGATTTTAGAATTGTGAAGAACTGGGAGGATATCTATGGAAAAGTGGTTGGACAAGGATAGTGAATTTTATCATTTTGCTAGACTAGTGTGGCGTGAGAACTGCCAAGAAAGATTCGATAATAACGAGCCTGAATTAACTTGGGCAGAGTATTTTTCAAACAATGAATCTTTCCTTAGGGAAACATATCAGGAGCATGGAATCGAATGGATCCAATCACCAGTACAATAATCTCTCTAGTGTGTCTTATGGCATCTTTTTATATTGGTAAATCCTCAGGCAAGCGAGAAGGTATCGAATTAGGTATCATCATTCTCACAGAGTTTTTTACTAAGAAACTGGGTGTAGAGAAAATGCAAGAGTATGAGAATGAGTTTGTAGATATGATGAGGCGGAAGCATGGCAGTTGATGACATATCATTACCCTGCTGGGATGATAGGCAGGAGAGCTGGTTCAGTTCCGATGATGAGCGTTCCTTCAAGATCAATATAAAAAAGCGAAAGGACCTGCTACAAAAGTATGGTTGGGTGCAGGAGGATGGCGTATCACCTGTACCAATTAACTATTCTGTAAATGGCTATAACTTCCGAGATGAGGAAATAGATGATAGGCCTGATACAGCGATTGCTATAGGTTGTTCATGCACATTTGGCGTAGGTATGCACCGTGAAAGTACATGGCCCTATCTTGTAGAACAGGCTATACAGAAAAAAGTGTGGAATCTAGGTGTGCCTGCAGGCGGCTATGAATCCTGCTTCCGTGCATTAGAGTTGGTTATTGCTACAACAAAATCTAAAGAGGTATTTCTACAGACTCCTAGCGATTGGCGTAGAGAGATACTGAATGATACGGATGACCCCGCTATTAGAATAGGTAGCTGGAATGCGTCTAATCCAAATTTTGAATTATATCTAGCCGACAGAGAGTTTGCGATTGCTAAGAGGCGGACGCTATATGCCATTCTCGGAGTGTGCCAGCGATATGGTGCAAAACTATATCTTTGGAATGCACAGGAGGCACATGTAAAACTTAATGTACAGGAAATGGATAGGGGTAGAGACCTAATACATCCAGGACATCAATGGCACAGTGCTGCTCGAGATGCTATGTTGGAGAGATATGGTAAGCCGATGGACATTGAAGCCATCTATGCAGAACTTGAACATTACGAATCTTATAAGAATGAATATAGATCTATTATCAATTAACGGTCTCGATAACGAGCCGAAAAAGACACAGTTCCATGATCTAGACACCGAAGAGCTTTATGAACTAAACAAAGCAACACGGCAGGATGAACTAGACGCATATGGCTGGACTGAAATGCCTAATGGGGAATATCCTTGGAATCCCGACAATCCTCTCCGCTCTGACACGATAAGTCTTTCCTATAGATTCAATACACATGGGTTCAGAGGTAATGACTTTCCCCCTACAATGACGCCTCGCAGTGTTATTACTCTTGGGTGTAGTTTTACCTTTGGCGTTGGTATGCCCGAGGGACTTATTTGGCCTACGCTTGTGAGTACGGCCCTACAGTATAGAGCGATTAATCTCGCATCCCCCGCCGCCACTCTCGATGATAACTTTAAATATCTGCTAGGCTGGCTACCCAAACTAAAATCACAGCATGTATTTTGCCTCGAACCAATGCGCCACGAGAACATAACGGACACTGATTACACAGTAAACCGAGAAAAGAACATATTGGCAATGAAGGAGATTTGCCGTAGATTTAACAGTACCTTTACCTTTATCGGTAGCGACTGGTATGATACGGCTAATATGGAATTGCTAATGACTAACGGGAAACTTGATAAGGGCAGAGATTTACTATCTCCAGGGCGAAAGCAACATGCCTATATCACCTATCTCATGCTAAAACAAATAGGAAAAGTAGAGTAACACGAATGAATGATGACGATAAAGAGATGAACAAAGCGGTCACAGGCATGGTATTTCTTATAGGTATACCACTATCATATGCGCTATACAGAGTCGGATTAGAGCTTTGGTGCATGGCTTATGGATTATTTTATTGATGAAAAAGAAAACTTATAACAGTCTCACAGACCTAAGAGACGAATTAGTACAGAGCGGCGTAAAGATACTGTCCTTTGACGGCATGTCTATAGAGACAAAAACACATCATTACGGGCTATATTCAGGTATTGTGTATAGAAAAAACAAAAAAGACGGTACTGTAGATACGAGCTCAGAACCCGGAGAAGGATATGGCATCTATCATTAAAACGGCATTTGTTACACTACTTCTAACCGCATGTACAACCATAACGGAAAGAAGCGATAGCCCCAATCAAGAAGCGGATAATCGCATAGATGAAGAAATAGATCGACAGATAAGCAAAGCACAAAGAGACGAACAACGGGCGAAAAGATTATTGCTTATTCTATTAGAAGAGCTAAGGTATGATTAAGGGCATAACCTACTGCACCACATATTATAATGAATCTGAATTATTGTATGCTCTGCTAGATAATTTCAACACCTCAGCATTTTCACGGATTATCATCGTGGATGATGGTAGTATGGAAAGCCCTGCAGAACCTGTCGTAAGAATGTTTCCCACTCTGCCCATCACATTGCTCCGAATAAAGGATGATTTGGGCTTTAACTCACACGGCGCACGAAATCTTGCAATGAGACACATAGAGACGGAATGGGCTCTATTAACCGATATTGATATGTACTATGATGAGAGCATTGCGGGTGATATACACAAAACAGCAAGCGAACAAAACGGCAGAGGAAACTATTATAACTTCTGGGTAAATGACAAGCAGGATTATATTGGTCGATGCGAGATGTCACATAATGATTTTCTCATAAGAACCGATGATTACTGGATATCCGGCGGCTATGATGAAGAATTCACGGGAATACACTATGGCGATAGATTGTTTACTGATAGACTAAACACTTATCTCAAAAGAACTACTATGCCAAACATCGTTATAGACAAGAGAATGGGTAGAAAGACTGTAATGACAGATACAGTAACCAAAACCACTTATGATGATAGAAACCATCTTCTATTCCATCCTCTATTAGACGCAGGACGATTAAAAAAACTGACGGACGCTGTTGGCTATAGAAACGAGAGAAGAGAACTATGGCAAAGAGACAATATACTTCAATTTGACTGGGAAGTAATCAAACTATGAAACAACGAAACGGGCATTTTCGGATAGTTACTGATAATATTATTGTATAGATTAAGCTCAGCCTCCATTTGCCCAGGCTCATAACCATTAGGCAAAACCTCAGGCAACTCTCTATTACTCACATTCATCACGGGACCATATCTATTCTCTCCGCAGTATAGATGCAATTCTTCCGTAGGTATATAAAAAAAGAATATTCTTTCCTTAGCTTTTCTACGGGTAGTATAATGTAGATAAGGACCAGCAGTCTCACTATAGAAAACAGATACGGGAATATCTTTAAAGTGTTCGTGGAGTTTAATAGCACTATTAAGTCTTTCATAGGGATGACGAATAACAATAACGGGGATACATTCTTCTTCTTTATTATTGATAAGATCAACCCACTGCTGTATATCGGTATGAGCAGTATCGTTCCAACCACTAGCATCCTTAAAGGTAACAGCATGGATATAATTGGATAGAGTATTACTGCCACAACGATCAGAAGCCCAGAGATTAATTCTATTATTATAGTAGTGAAATGCCATAGTGATATTTATGCGGAGTTCTATACATGATTTACTGGTATGGCGGAGATGCAGATAGAAACAGAACTTAGTTTTCGGGTCCTCCGCCCTGGAATCTCCCCTGAGGATCATTGTAGCACACATCTAAGGGCAATGTCAAGAGCCAACATACCCAGATAGTACCTAAATAAAAAAATAAAGTGCTTGACACTCTACGGGGGTTCTGTTATAATCGCTCTGTAGCGTTTGAGGGGATATCTAAGTGCTTGATTACTATAGAGAAAAGAATTCAAAAGATTTCATAATAGTGCTTGACATTGGACCCAAAAGAGTCCATAATAGTTACATAGAGTGAAGAAACGGAGAGAGAGTTATGCGTTATACAGTCCTACAGCAAAGAATGTCCAAAGAAGCAATTGAAGCCGTTAACAGTGTGGGCTGGGCTGAAGCACAGAAACAGTTCCCCGAAGTTCAAATCCAATTAGATGTTTCTTTCAGAGGCGGTTCTGAGGGGTTTAGTGCTTGGATGAGTGAGTACTATGCTCCAGTCTGCAATATTGATGCCGCTACATTGAACGGTGTTTTTCAGATTGGCAACATGGGTCCTGAAGAAAGCATTGAGCGGCTGGCTCCCATGCACTCGGTAAGTGTTGGTGATGTTATTCGTGACAATGAGATGGGCACCTACTACATGGTAGACGGTGTTGGCTTTACTCAATTGTTGAGCTTTTTGGAACAGGAGGCGGCGTAATGAGAGTATTGGGTTCGATATTGGTGTTTGTGGGCATTATTCTAGCCGCTGGTTCCGGGGGCGATTGTGACGGTAAGTGTATGGCAGAGGCGAACTCTGTAGCAGAGACTCTACTGTATGCGGTCATAGGTCTAGTCTCTATGGCGATTGGTGGTTTTTTGCTTATTTTGGCAGAAAAAGGTTGACATCTGACCATAAAGAGTCCATAATAGCGGTATAGTTAATAGAGAGAGAGTTAGTTATGAAAAAAGTTTA